TTGTATGTCGCGGGAACGGTTTTCAAAGAGGAAGTCATTGCCCGCGACTATCAGGAAGCTCGTAAGGTTGCATTAGCTCGCAATCCAAATGCAAAAATCATTGGAGTAACGGCGGTATTCAAATGAGAGACTGGGAAAAAACTTTTAACGATCTATCTGACACTGATAAGGAAAAGATCGCGGTTCTTCGTGTTATGGAGTGTGCCAACGGTGTCATTCAACATGCATATCGATCTAATCAAGAGTGGGCTCTTCCTATTGAAGAGACGCGAAGAGCTATGAAGTTCAGTATGTCATGTATGAAGAACTGGACTATCCCTCTTAACAATGGAAAAGAAATTACTTTTGAGCCAGAGACTGAAGAGATACTACGCGAAGTTCGTAATCTCTATGTCAGTGGTTTTAAAAATGGGAATGATGAAGACTTAGAAAAATTCATGTTGGTTTCCAAGGCCTGTGTGAGGGCTCTGGGAAAGACACGGATTATTACGGCAAAAGTATTTTTGTTAAACCACGTTGACGACATTCCTGAAGAGGCGTTAGAGTGGGGTGTAGGATACCTGATGCAGTTCTTCGCATGAACATCTTCGTTACCGATCCCAATCCTCGTGTTTCTGCCAGGGTTCTCCCTGATAAACACATTGTCAAAATGCCTCTGGAGAGTTGTCAAATGCTCTCCATCATTTTTTCTAAGTGGTATTATGACTGGGGTACAATCAACAAACTAGATGGTACGCCTTACGCAACCGCAAAGGGTGCCTTCCGTAATCATCCCTGTACTCAATGGGCTGGGGAAAATATCTACAACACTGCATGGTTAATCATGCATGGTACTTCTCTTGCATTTGAGTATTATCTTCGATATGGTAAGGTGCATTCATGTACCAAGACTTTATTTGAAGCCAAACGTTTGTTTCATCGCAAGACTGGTAAACCAATCACTTGTTACTGTATGGCTGAAAACTTTGCCCGTGCAATGCCTGAAGAATACAAGTTTGATGATAGTATAGATACATTTACCGCGTACAAAATGTACATCGCATCCAAACCTTGGGTCGCGGAAAACTATCTTCGCAATCCTGATCGTAAACCAGAATGGGTATGAACTACCAGAAGGGTGATGTTTTCCTTGACAAGGTTACACATAAGTTGTATATTTTTGATGGGAATGAATGGTTGGAAATTGTGCCAAGTTCTTATTTGAAAAAACCAGAGTGGATATCTTAGAGAGACCTTGTTATCAAAAAGGTGCTAGTGAATGGGTGATCATCAAAAAAGACATCCTCCACTACCACAAAGTTCCTTACACTATCTCCATGATACTTGAGTGTTCACGGAGACTGCGGGAATGCCTCACGCCAGATCTTCTTACTAAGAAGTATCGTGTTGAGAATGAGACCAATCCCATGTATGGGCATTGTTATCATGCAACTCAGGCTATGTATTATCTCCTTGATACTGATACTCTTGATCCCATGAGTGCCAGAGATTACAGAGGAGATCTTCATTGGTGGTTGAGGGATCGTGAGAATGGTTTTGTGATTGACATGACAGCTGATCAATACTATTCAGTTGGTAAGGAACCACCTCATGACAAGGGTAAGGTTTCTAAGTGGTATGGGTGGAAACAGAGACCACATAAGAGAACCATGCATCTCATGATGAAAATGCAAAATGACGCCACCATGGACAGATGGGTGGCTGACCACCTCACCCCCTCCTAGGGGGTTTTTTCATGTATATTACATACATACCAATGAGGGTTTCAAACAAATGTCCAACAACATCATCAACGCACTCCGCGATACCTACGGTGACAAGATCACTTCTGGTGATGTTCGTGGGTACTGTGCCGCCAACGGCATCTCCTATCCCACTGTGACTAAACGACTTGATCAATATAAAATCTCCCGTGGTAAGTGGGACCTGACTGTGCAAGAAGCCCGTCAACAACTTGAAAAAACCGTCACCGCTCCTGCGGTGGTTCCTCCTATCGAACAAAACCTCATTCCACAGAAAGATGATACTTTCGTCAAGTTTGGTAACTTTAACGATATTCGCAAGATTATTCAGTCCCGTCTTTTCTATCCTGCGTTCATTACGGGTCTTTCGGGTAACGGTAAAACGTTCTCTGTTGAACAGGCTTGCTCTCAACTTGGTCGGGAGTTGATCCGTGTCAACATCACCATCGAAACTGATGAGGATGATCTTATTGGTGGTTTTCGTCTTGTTAATGGTGAAACTGTTTGGCACAACGGACCAGTCATTGAGGCTCTGGAACGCGGAGCTATTCTCCTTCTAGATGAAGTTGATCTTGCATCCAATAAGATCCTGTGTCTTCAGTCGATTCTTGAAGGTAAGGGTGTTTTCCTGAAGAAGATCGGTCGTCACGTTCAACCCAAAGAGGGTTTCAATGTGATTGCGACTGCAAATACCAAGGGTAAGGGTAGTGACGATGGTCGTTTCATCGGGACTAACGTTCTCAACGAAGCTTTCCTTGAACGTTTCCCTGTGACTTTCGAACAGTCCTATCCTTCTCCCAAGATCGAACAGAACATTCTTTCCAAGTTGTGTGACGATCAAATGTTTATTGCACACTTGACTGACTGGGCTGATATCATCCGTCGTACTTTCTATGATGGTGGTATCGAAGAGGTTATCTCCACTCGTCGTTTGGTTCACATCGTCCGTGCATACTCAATCTTCGGTGACAAAGTGAAAGCCATTCAGGTTTGTCTCAATCGTTTTGATGACGAAACCAAGGGTGCATTCATGGATCTCTATGACAAAGTTGACGCGGATGTTGACATCAAGTCCACCGATGAGGTACAATAAGAAATGTAGCTCTATATGATGTGATGACTGACGAAGAGTTTATCATGAACCACGGGGGGTATGACTATACTCCCCTCCGTATTGACAAACAGGAAACACCAGATGGAAATGTTTTCACTATGAAAGCCGATGATGGTATGCGACCATGGGGTCATAGTGACCTTGAATATCTTGTAAACATGAATAAAGAAACAAACCAGAACGGCTTCTGGAAATACCAAGAAGACAAAACACTCAAAGAAATTGAACAATATCTAACAAGTACATATCACCAACACTACACTTCTCAAGAATCCAAAACTCAAACTCTGGATTTGATTGAGAGTATCGGTGATGCCGAACCTTTCACCAGGTCCAACGCAATTAAATATCTCTCACGCTTTGGTAAGAAGGGTGGTAAGTCCAAACTTGACATCCTGAAAGCCATCCACTATTGTATTCTCCTCTACCACTTCTCTGGTCTTCACAATGAGCGCAAAGACACCTATGAAACTTTCTAGTAACACCACCAACATCCTCAAGAACTTCTCCCAGATCAACCAGTCCATCCTGATCAAACAGGGTAACAAACTGAAGACTATCTCTGTGATGAAGAACATCCTGGCTGAAGCTGAGATTGAGGAAGAGTTTGAGAAGGACTTTGCGATCTATGATCTCAACCAGTTCCTGAGTGGTCTCTCCCTGTACGATTCTCCCGATCTTGACTTCGGTGAAAGTTATCTCACCATCCGTGATGGTCGCCGTCGTGCCAAGTATTTCTTTGCAGATCCCGATGTGATCGTTTCTCCTCCTGAGAAAGAGATCTCTCTTCCTACCCGCGATGTGTGTTTCACTGTTGCAACTCAACAGTTGGACAAACTCCTCAAGGCTGCTGCAATCTATCAGGTTCCTGATCTGTCTGCAATCGGTCGCAATGGTAAGGTTGAACTGGTTGTCCGTGACAAGAAGAATGATACTTCTCACGAATTCAGTGAAGAGGTTGGTGAGACCGAAGATGAGTTCATGTTCAACTTCAAGGTTGAGAACATCAAGATCATTCCTGGTACTTACGATGTCGTGATCTCTTCCAAACTCCTTGCAGAGTTTACCAACAAGAACACCGACCTTAAATACTATATTGCTCTGGAGCCTGACTCCACTTATAACTAATGAATCAAGAACTTTTAGTATGGCCTCTATTTTCTACACCAGTTGCTTGTACAATACTAGATGTTGATACCGACGAGGTATTGAAATTTGTTTCTAGCCTTGACTATCAACAATACAGTGAGAAAAATGGATACCATACTAAGGGTATTTCTGTTCTAAATCATCCAGAGTTGAGTTCCTTAAAAAAGGAAATTGACAAAAATATGCAAGACTTTATTACTAAAGTTTTGAAAATAAAAGTACCCGACAACGGTGAATATTATCTCCAGAAGTCTTGGGTAAATTTACATAAATCTGGAGACTTTGCTCAACAACATTTACACAAAAACTCAATGTATAGTTTTGTTTTCTATGTAGATGCAAACGAGAACAGTGGAGATATTTTCTTCGCAAAGACAAACACTATGGGTGGCTGTGGTTTTGATGCATACGACATTGAATTTCATGACCATGATTTATTAAATGCTGATGATTGGTTTGTTACACCACAGCCTGGTATGTTGTTGATGTTTCCATCAAATACCTATCATGGTACTAAAGTTAATACTTCTAACAATGATAGGTATTCTAT